TTTACTTTGTATTGGGTTTAATAGTAGGGATTGTGGGGTGTTTATATGCAACCAGTCACATTCCTTGAAGCGCTTCAGTACGCGCATGACAAAAAGATTGTGCTACCTGATGAGTTTTACTCAATGGACTTAAAGACTCGGCAGATGGCGACAACTGTGAGCTTTTTATCGAGTCTAGAGCAAGTTGAGACGGTCATTAAGTCATTGAATAAGACTTTGGCCAATGGTGGAACGTTTAACGATTTTCAGAAGCTCATTGCTGAATCAGAGATCATTCTACCTAAGCATTATCTAGATACTGTATTTCGTACCAATATCCAAAGTGCTTATGGTCATGGGCGATGGCAGCAACAGAATCGAAATAAAGCCAAACGTCCTTACCTGATGTACTCAGCTATCGATGATAGTCGTGTACGTCCAGCACATTTAGCTTTGAATCGAATTGTATTGCCGATTGATCATCCATTTTGGCTAACGCATTACCCGCCATTAGGATTTCGTTGTCGGTGTACAGTCATCGCACTTACAGAGGCTCAAGCGCTAAAATACGGCATCACACCGGATGATAAATTGCCGGAAGTTGCTGAGGCATTGGACTGGTCATCGCATCCTTTGCAGTTTGGCGATCTAGAGGCATTGGTAGATAAAAAAATCAATGTGTCAGTGCTAGATAAGGAATACCTCCTCGAGCAGAAGGAAGTCATCAAAGCTGAATGGACTGCATCGAAAAAGCTTACGAGTCTATTTGCTCCAATGGATGATAAGACTCGGGACCTATTCGATACGGTGGCCAATAAAGTAATTCCATTAGATCCTTTGATTCGACCAAGTGCTATTCGTACTTTCTTGGATTATGTGCAAGGCAATGACCAGGCCATTACAAACTATTTGAATAGCAAAGCCTCATCCAAGGCTGACGAAGTGCTTAAGCAATGGCTGGTTCAGGATATGGCGGCGATTCATGCTGTGGCTAAAAACACTTCAGACGTTATTACCGGCACAACCACACTGGCTTACGCAGCTTCACTCGAAGTGGGTAAGGTTGTGACATTGGATGCACCAATGCTTTTAGCAGGTCAGTCAAACATCATGATTCAAATTGATAATGCCAATGGCCTGGGGATTGATCTTGAAAAGTTGGATGTCAGTGAAGGTGTCTTATTGCCTTTAGGGATCTCTTTTGAAGTCGTTTCGATGGAGATGGTTGGAGGGGTGATGGTTTACACACTGAAAGCATTAGCAAATTAAATTGAAATTAACTAGAGACCGTCCGAAAGGGCGGTTTTTTTATGGAGCATGAAAAATGCCAGAAGCTGAAAAGCCTAATCAGTATTGTTTCCAGCTCGGGCAACTGAGTGTTGATAATGCTGAAGAGGGTAAGAAAAAACGCACCTTCTCAGGTGTTGCTTACAGTGGGGAGCCAATTACAGACCACTGGTATTGGGATCGAATCATTTTTGATTTGGACTCAATGCAATTAAAAGGCCGAATCCCTGCGTTACTTGAACATCGATCAAGTCAGCGAGCAGGGGCAATCAATACACATTCAATCAACCATCAAACAGGGTTAACAGTTTCTGGTGACTTAATGAGTAATGAGTTTGGCGCTCAGGTTGCCCAAGACTCGGACGATGGTTTCCCATGGCAAATGTCTGTACGGATTGAGCCTACGGCTATTGAAGAAATTCAGGCAGGTGCATCCGTATCGGTGAACGGAAAGGTTCATCAAGGGCCAATTACAGTATTCCGTGGCGGACGCATCCGTGAAGTTTCATTTTGTGCTTTAGGCGCAGATGACAATACAAACGCCGTGGCAGCAAGTCACTCACCTAAAAACTTTAATCAACCAGAGGACACAGACGTGACCGAATTAGAAAAAGCCCAGGCCGCACTTAAGCAGGCTGAAACAGATCGTGATGCTGCTCAGGCCGAACTTAAGAAGTTCAAAGCTGATAAGCGTGAAGAAGACATCAAGTCGCTTGAAACAGCAATGAATAAACAATTCAGTGCTGAAGAAAAGAAATCCTATACAGAAATGGATGATGCTGCATTCGCATTCATGTCACAACAATTGAAGCAATTCTCTGCAGGTAATCAGCAACCAGCTGGTCAGCAACAACAGCAAAATACTACGGTGCCGCCGCAATTTGCACACTTATTCACTCATCAAGCGAATGGTGGTCACGGTGATCAGCAGACTAACCAAAATGACACTCACAAATTTACTTCAGGTGCACAAGCATTTGCACAGCAAAAGGGGAAATAATTCATGGTAACTCACTATGTACCGCCTATCTCGGTCACGTCAAAACGACTGATTCTGGATAATGAAAAGTTACGTCGTGCTAATGCAAAAGTGCCGACAGCTACGGCATTTAAATACGGTGATCTATTAACACTGTCAGATGCCAATGTGCTGGCCCATGCCACTGATGAAAAAACATGGGATGTGATTTGTGGTCAGGATGTGTCGGCTGCGGAAGCTACGATCAAAGCAGCCGCTGGAATTGAAATTCCGGTGTATTACGGCGGCGTATTCAACGTTGAAGCAGTGTCACTAGATGGAACTTTGCTCACAACTGCTCAATACGATGCAGCACGCGCCAAAGCAACTAAAAACAAAATCGAACTTTCGAAGGTGTAAATAACATGCCACAGTCTTTTAATATTGAAGGTGCTCCACTTGAACTTCTTGATGTGGGTGAGCTTGCACTGATCCACTCGAATTACCGTCCAATGGACACATGGCTTTTAGATAAGCTTTTCCCAAACCGCCCGTTATTCACACGTGATGATGTGCCACTGGCTGAATTGTCAGCTGAACATGATCTTGCGCCATTGGTATCTCCACAACAGCCTGGTAAACCATTTGATACTACTCAATCTGGTGAAGTGCGCCATGTTAAACCGGCTTACTACAAGCCAAAGAACCAGGTTACTCCAGCGGATACGTTTGAAATTGCATTACTGGAGCGTTTGCGTACAGCTAGCATCATTTCTACGGGTAATCAGCAATTATCTGACCAAGAAAAAATGATCATCGCTCAGATCGCAGTGATGAAGCGTAATCATGACGCGATTGATAACTCCGTCTTGATGATGGCGATTGATCTTCTAAAAAATGGTAAATACGCGCTTCATTCAGATGACTATGAATACAACTTAGTGGATTATCGCCGTGATGCATCTTTGACATTCACACCGCTAACCAAGTGGAATGATGTCGGTGCTACACCAGTTACTGATATTCGCACAATGTTAGAACGTCAGTTGGCTGCTGATGGTGGTGAAGCAAAACTAGCTGTAATGTCTGGTTTGGTGTGGGCTGCTCTATGGAACAATGAAGAGTTCAAGAAAGAATTCATTACGCCATATGCAGGTATTTCTGTTCCAGTTAATCCAAGTTTTGGTGCCAAAGAGTCTGCGACCTTCAAAGGTACTTTTGATGGGATCGAGTTCTGGGTTTATGACGCGACCTACCGAAACAAAGGTCAGGTGAAGCGCTTTATTCCTAAAGATTACTTCTCATTAATCTCTGATACGAATGGATCAGTCGCTCACTGTAAGATTAAAAATATGTTGGCCAATGGTGTTGCTCAGCAGTATTTTGACCGTCAGTGGTACTGTGAAGATCCAAGCGGCATCATGCTGATGACTGAATCAGCTCCATTAGTTGTACCTTCTAACAAAAATGGTGTAGTCGGTGGTACTGGCTTTATCACACTATAAGGAGCATGAAATGCCAAAGTACATAGCAAAACAATCCATTGGGCATTTTATGCCGGGTGACGAAATCAAGGGCTTGAATGCAGAACGTATTCAGGCCCTTTTAGCATCAGGAGCTATTGAAGAAGAAAAAGCTCCAGAAGAGCCTGAGGCCGATGGTTCAGCCGCACGCTTAGCTGAACTGGAAAAAGCCAATACTGATCTTATTGCAGCAAATAAGCTGATGACTGATGAAAAGGTCAAATCAGATCAGGAGAATGGTGAGCTTAAAGCGAAGGTTGCAGAGCTTGAAAAAGCATTAGCTGCATCTGAAGCTGCCCTGAAAAAAACAACTGCCGAAGCGAAGAAGGCTGCTTCAGAAGCTAAGTAGGTGACCTATGTATGCGACTAAATCTGACTTGGTAGCGCGATTTGGTGGTGAGTTGGAGCAATTGTTAATGATGCTACCCAATGTCACTGCTGTAGAAGATGCAATTCAAGACGCGACAGAGGAAATTAACGGTCACATAGGTGGCCGTTATTCTTTGCCGCTACCTAACGTGCCAAGTAACTTGAAACGTATGGCATGTGATATTGCACGCTATCGCTTGTACTTCCAGCAACCAACTGAAGAAGTTCGAAAACGCTATGAGGATGCAATCTCATTCTTAAAGCGCGTGGCTGAAAACAAGGCGCATTTACAGATTCAGTCTGAGGAATCGGACGAGATTATTGATGATGAGCCTACAAAGAAGCCAAGTACTTTACCTATTGGGTCAACTTATCGTGGTGGGGTATTTGGTGACGATGTCTTAAATATGATGCCTAGCATCAAGTGAGGCAATTATGGCGATTGCAATCAAGATTGATTCAAATAGTTCAGCAATTGAGGCGGTAATGAGTCAATTGCTGAATATTGATGCTGAAAAAGCTCGACTATATGAAGACATTGGCCTGGCATTAACAACCAGTGTTCAAGAAAGATTCATTGGTGGGTTTGATGTTGATGGTAATCCATGGAAGGTGTCTTGGCGTGCCAGTATGCAGGGCCGAGAGGGTATGCAAGGCGGTCAAACGCTACGTGATACTGGGCGCTTGATGAATTCTTACACATACAACGTTCTTTCGAATGGTGTTGAGGTTGGGACAAACGTCTTTTATGCGCCATACCTTCACTTCGGTGCTACGATTCTGCCAAAGACAAGCCAATACATTACCTTTGCTGTTGGTGGTCAATACAGAAAAGTAAAACAGGTGGTGAATCCCCCAAGGACACAATTAGGTATCAATTCTGCAGATGAAGAAATGGTCCTAAATATTGTAGGAAGTTTTATTGATGAGTACCTTCTTCGCGGTACGTGATGAAATTGCAGAAAAACTGAAAGAAATTTCAGAATTTAAGCAGATTTATACCCCGCTAAATTCAGTAGTGGTCACAGAAATGTCGCAGGTCACTCCATCGGCGCATATCAATTTTGTACGCATAGACAAGAAAGCAAGCGCAGGTAAAGGGGGGATTAATCAGATTGGTCAGCAGTGGGCGGTGACTGTGGCGTGTCGCAATGCCCAGTCACAGAAGAATGATGGTCGAGCAGTTAGCGATGAAGCAGGGCTTTTAACTGAAAAAGTAATTCAGCTTCTTTCGGGGTGGAAGCCGCAATCTTCTCGCAATGAATTAGATCTGATTTCGGTTCGTGATGGCTATAGCCCCGGGTTCGCATACATCACTATTATTTTTGAATCGCAAAAATTTATTTAGGAGCCATTTATGGCAAAACAATATAAAGCCCGGCAACCTGTCGGGCGTTTTTCTGCCGGCGATATTGTTGGTGGGCTGACAGAGAATCAAATCAGTAAATTACTCGCAGATAAAATCATTGAAGAAGTGAAGCCATCTGCTCCAAATAAACCCGCTAAAGAGGTGAAAACCGATGGCTAAAAATTATATTTCACTCCAAGGTAAATTCTATTTATCTGAGATTGCAAATGGTGTTGCAGGTGCTATGCGTCATATCGGTAACGTGCCCGAGTTTGAGCTTGAAATTACAACTGATCAAGTTGAGCACCAAGAAAGCACATCGGGTCAACGTACAACAGACTTTGTGCTGACAAAGACCACTGGTGTGAACTTTTCAGGGCAACTTGAAGAGGTGGATGAAGCAAACCTTCAGTACATTCTGTCTGGTATGAAGTCTGATGTTGCAAGCGATACGGTGACAGATCAAGCACTGGGTACCGTGAAAGTCGGTGAAGAAATTAAGCTCAACGGCTATAGCCTTACAACAGTTTCGTTTAAAGCTGGTTCTACAGCAGTGGATGAAAGCAAATATGACTTAGATGCTGTGTTTGGTACCGTCATCTTTAAAGAAACGATTGCAGAACCAGTAACGGCAACCTACACCACTGGTGCAGTAAGTCATACCACTATTGCGAGTAATTTCAATAAAGAATATGAGCTGTTCTTTAAGGGAATTAACACTGCGACCGGTGACAATATGGCGGTGCGCTTGTGGCGTACGAAGAAGTCTCCAGAAACTACATTTCCACTGATTCACGAAGAACTTGGCCAGTATGAAATTTCAGGTCAGGCTTTATCGGATGTGAGTAAGGGTTCAGATGCAACACTTGGTCTATATGGTCATGTGGTAACAATTCCTAAAGCAGCTTAAAAACATTCAGGCACAAAGAACTCCACGGCGCATAAGCGTCTTTTTTTGTGCCTGAATTTTAGAGATTCAATCATGAATGATTTCTTTTTAGCGAATAACCGCTCGATCACAATTAAAGTGCTTGGCAATGATGTGGAAGTGAAGCAATTGCAAATGTTTAACTTTGATATCTGGTCACCGATTGCATCAGTTATCCGTGACAGGCTAAAGCAAAGTGATTATTCAGATTTAATCGGCGCAGGCCTGGTAAAAGATTATGGTGCTCATGTATTTCAACTTTGCTCAATGTGTACAAGCACAGATGTAGAAATGTTATTAGATCTCGCTGAATCAGATCCTTTAGAGTTCAGCCATGTGATAAAACATGTGATTGAGGTGAATGGAGCATATTTCAAAGAAGAAGTTAAGCCAAGCCCTGAAACTCGCAAGAAAAAAGGTGTTGTTGAGCAGACTTGGTTTGATTCATTCCAGTTCCTTATATCAATGGGTCATCAGCATAGCGAAATTATGGAAATGACTTACGGAGCATTCCGGAGCTATGTTAATGCTGCAAACAAGCTGTACAAGCAAGAAATCTTCAACTCAGCCATTGCAGCACGTGTAGCTCAAGCTGACAAGAAAGGCTTTGAGTCATTCAAGAAAGAAATGATTTCTGATTGATCAATAGCCACCCTAAAGTTATGATGTGAAAATAAAAATTTAGGGGTGGTGGGGATGAAAAAATTTCTATTAGCAATGATGTTGGCAGCATGTTCATCTGCTTATGCTGCGGAAGTTTATACCTGCACAGCGAACGGAAAAACAGTTTACCAAGGTAAACCATGTGCCGGCAGTAAAGAGCAAATCAGTAAAATTAGAGAAAAACAGAATAATTATAGAGAAAATGAAAGTCGCAAATCAAAATCGGA